GCGCAGCACGCGCTTGAGCCTGAACCGCTCGCCATCCTGGACGGTCCAGACCTTCTCATTGACGCTGAAGCCGTCCACGCAGCCGTGGATCAGGATATTCCATGCCATCTGGCTGAACCCGCCGCTGAGCCGCTTCGTCAGGTTCCACTCGATGAACTCCGCGTGTTCCTTGGCGTTCGGCTTGTCGTTGGCGGCGTGGATCTTGAGTTCCAGGCCCATGACGCCGAATAGCTGCCCAAGAATCGCGGACTTCACATTTGGATCAGCGAGCATTTTTCTATAGGCGATTCTCATTCCTTCAGTTTCAGAAAGGCTCTGAAGGTGGTCGTAATAGGGCAGGAAGGCGGGGATGACCGCCGAACCCTTGATCTTCTCTTTGGTATACTCTTCGCGGTCCGGGGGGTGGGAAGGATCGAGACCGAATCCTTGCCGGCCTGATGGTGATCGAAAGCCGACTGATTCCAGGAATTTCGACACGACTGGCCACATGCGGACGCATCCCCTTGTGGCGATAGCTTAACCGGAAGGTGGGCGCTGGTAAAGGTGGGCGCTGCGCGCGTCCCAGCCATTTACTCCCTCATAAGGGGTAAGGGCGAATTCCGGCTAGCTCCGATCTATGCGAATAAGAGGGATTTGCACCCGTACCCTATCCTTGAAAAAGTTGGCGATGTAGCCTTTGAGCCGTGGGGCTCTTTCTGAGGTCGCTGTTCTCTTGGGAAGAGTTGTCAGCGCTATTTTTTCGCGTCAACTTTTTCATTAATCCCGGCAAGCTGGTTCCTGCCGGTGTCCTGATTGGGCTGGGCTCAATGGAGCCCGCTCGCTGGCGGCGCGGATCAAAACCCATTGAAAAGACCGCGTCGAAAAAGGCTTCTAGGGTTTTCATTACCGCCTCAAACCGGAGCATGTCCGGCAGACGGTCTATTGCTAATCACCCGAAGTGTAGTAGAATATGGCCGTCTGCTCGTATTGACGGGTCGGGTTCTTTTTGGTGGAGCCCGGCCCGTTTCAATTTTCCTACCCTACGACGTCATCAAGCCCCGGTCAAGGTGGGCGCTTACGCTTGCCATTCTGGATGCGTTGTCGGTAGCGGGCCAGGAACACTCACCGCCTCTTTGGCATTCTCCCCGTAACACGCCCGGCAAACCCCGCTCGGATGCTTGCTCATCTGATTCCCGCACTGCTGGCAGCGGTCGTAGTCGATGGTGACCGTGATGACCGCGCCCGCGCAGAGATTCCCGAAGGCGCCGTGCTTGTGCTCCGGCAGCCGGTGGACTTCCGGCCAATCGGAGCCCTTGACCTCGACGGTGACGCGCCGGCCGCAGATCGGGCAGAAGAGAGGACGCATGGTCATTTCAAAACTCCATCCTCTCAATCATCTGGTGAAGGCCGCCCTGGTCGGGCTCGTCGTCGTCGTCGTCGCTTCTGGCAGCCGCGTGGTCATTGTAGACGCCCCGCGGAGCGCTTTCCATCATGTTGCCTGATTTCGACGTATCGAGCGCCCATTCCAGCCCATCGCCGCAGAAGAGGAGAACGAGCGCGTCCGCGTAGTTGGGAGACTTGATGCCGCGCTTTCGCATCTTGGCCTTCGCCTCTAGCTGGAGCTTTCCGCTTTCAGTTCGCTCCACCAGTGGAACGGATAACTCCGCGATCAACTGCGGATCGTTCGGAATCGAGATCATCTCCTCCCTGGGATGCTGCCGGCCCTGGGTGACGAACTCGTATGCCTTCTCGAACCTGACGCGGGCCTTCCACCAGATTTCGGCCCGGAGATTCTTAAACTTCTCCTTGCTGGTGCGCCCATCGGGCCAATAGGTATCGGTCGGGGACTCGCCGGTGTTGATCGGCGTGGCGATGAAAAGCAGTTGCTTCTCCGCCGTCTGCCAAGGACCCGTCACGCCGGCCCCGACGCCCACGCAGTCGTAGATGACTTCCCTCGCCCTGCACGCGACGGCGTGGTCTCTGGCCCGCCAGGCCGTCTCGGTGGTGTTGACCTGCCCCCAAGAGTGGATTTCGGGCCGAACGAACGTCCCGCGTCGGTTCATGAAGACGTTCACGTCCTTGCCGAACTCGGCCACGTCCAGACTGCCCACGACGGGACCTAGGCCAGGATCGGGGAAGAGATCGACGGCGGCTCTGACCCATGCGGCCGGGATGCAGATACCCTCCACGGAAGCCGTGTAGTCGATGTCGATTTCTTGCGCGATCGTCACGGGGTTCCACCTTTTCTTCTGGTCTTCGTACCACGGGTAAACGACGGTTCCGTCCGGAAGCGTCTCGGCGTGGTTCTTGCGCGGGTCGGATTTCCAATGGAACGTGAAGACCTCAACCTTGCCGCTGAAGCGCTGGCGGGCGAACCAGTTGGATGCGCCATTGACCGTGCTGCCGTCGATCCTGACTCGCGTATTTTGGGATAGGGCCCGCTCGACCAATTCGGGATGCTCGAAGAATGCCGTCTCATCAACCAGATAAATCGACTTCCGGCCGCTGCGCCCGCAGTCGTCCCCCACCTCGCCCGTGATGGTCGATCCATTGGCGGGATTCATGATCTTGCAGAAGGGCGCGTGCTTGCTGCGTTCGTAGCCGGCCGGCAGCATCCAATCGGGAAGATTCTCAAGCAGGATGCGGATTTTCTCGAAGATGGAATCAGGGTCCCCGATGCGGTCCACCTTCTGCTCTTTGAATGAACCAATGCCGGCACTGAAGTTATCGCGGAAGAGCCACCCGTGGGCCGAGTAGGCGCAGAAGAGCCACGATACCCCAACGTCGCGGGACTTGTCACACAGGCCGTTTCGCTGATCGGCCTCCAGCGACTGCATCCAGCGGTAGAACTCGACTTGTCTTGGGAAGAGGTCGAACGGATATAGGGCACAGTCGCGCGGGTCCAGGGTCCAGACCCAGTTATTTACCCAGTGGATCGGGTCTTGGATGCAGAGAGCCAGTTCAAGGTTGCGCTTGGCCGGGCTGTTCAGCAGCTGCCGGTATGTTAAGCGTCTGGCGATGGAGGCGGACCAATTCATCGGGAGGCAGCTTTGCCAACTCCTGGGGGGTCATGTTGAGAACGGCCGCCGTGGCGTTCACGTTCACGTTGATAGGCTGGGATGGTGGCGAGTCGTTGAAGCCAGGAACGCGGGCTTTGAGCAATTGGGATAGCAGGTGGTCCGAATACTTTTTGACCGTCAGCGGGAAAAAGACTGCCCCGACGGTCCCCGGTTCTACTTGTTTCCTGGTCTCCGGATCGATCCACGATCCCATGAGTTCGCCCTGATAGATGACCGGCTCATTGACACCGTCGATAGCCCGCCGTCTGGCCTCCTGCAAAATGAGGTCGCTCGATTCTTCAATAGCGGCATCGACGGCTTTCCTGAAAACAGGATGCCTTTTCATGCGCTTGTAGACGTTCTCGCGCGTGATGCCAGCGGCCCGCGCCGAAGTGGTGATGTTGCCAGTGTTTTTCAGGCTTTTCAGGAATGCCCTGGCCCAGCCACCTCGATGACGCAGAGCCGTGGCGATTTGTGAACCGGCTTGAATGAGCCGTCTGTGATTTGTTTTTCCCATTTTCTCACGCCAAACTTCGACGCAATCTCTTGACGCTCCCTAGTTTATCGCTTTGGGGACAGGGGAGCAAGGCATCGCGTCCTCAACCCTATCCGCCCGTTGGGGGAGTGGCAAGGGGGAAATGTGGTTAAGATGGTCTGCAAAACGATCTCGGCTCAATTCCATCCCAGCAGAAATTCCCGATGCGCCCCGTTTTTTTGTCGAACAAAACAGTCACGGTCCCAATCGGCCCATTCCGCTGCTTGGCGATTATCAGGCAGATTGTCCCGCTCATTTCCGGGTGGAGCTTTAAATCCTCATCGTTCGGCGGATAAAGCAAAATAGCCGTGTCGGCGTCTTGTTCAATGCTCCCGCTCTCGCGCAAGTCGCTGAGTTGCGGTTTCTTGTCGGCTCTCTGCTCGACTTCGCGGTTTAATTGAGCCAGCGCGACAAGCGGGCATTCCAATTCTTTCGCCAAACATTTCAATTCCCTGGTGATGGCCGCAACTTGCTCTTGCCTGGCGACCCACCCGCCTTTGCCGCTTGGAAATTGCAGTAACTGTAGGTAGTCCACGATCAAGAGACGAAGCCCGTGCTTCCTCTTGAATTGCCTAGCAATCGGAGCGATCTGGCGAACAGTCTGCCCGCGCTTGTCGTCGATGAATAGCGGTTTGCCGTGGAAAAATTGCCCGGTCTGGTGAAGTAGCTCGGCGTCATATTGCGTGATTTCTTTGGGCTGCCGAAACTTGTAGCCGTCGATCCCAGTCCGCATGGAATTGATCCGATGACCGATCTCGATACGGCCTTGTTCCAAGGAAAAAAACAGGACCGGCAACTCAAACTCGAAGGCGACATTATACGCGATCTGGAGAGCGAGCGCCGTCTTACCCTGGCTCGTGCGCCCCGCGATGATAACCAATTCCCCATTGCCAAAACCACCCGTTTTATCGTCAAGGTCAGCGAGCCCAGTCTTGACCCAATGGTCTCTAGCTCCCTCGGCGCCAGTCATGTCGATCAATTGGTCAATCGCGAGCTTGCTCGCTTCAGCCCCGGTCACGAGATTGCTTCTCGCCCGGCGCTCAGCGAGGTTTTGAATCCTCTGTACCGAATCATCGAGCAGAGACCATGCCGGTCCGCTTGGACTCTCGACCTCATGCTGTATCTCATGGGCGGCTTGGGATAATTCACGCAGAATAGCTTTATTGCGAACGATCTCGGCATAGCGCCTAGCATTGAAAGGGCTCGGGGCGGCGTCATGGAGTTCCACAAGATAGGACCGCTGAACGTCAGCCTCTTTATCCTGTCCTTTGATAGCGTCGATTATCGTCACCTGGTCGATTGGCGTGCCGACTTCGTGCAACTCCAACATGATGTTGAAAATGACCTGGTTGGCGAAAAATTAGAAATATTCGGCCTGGATGATCTGGGAAAAATCGTC